AATGTATGTATAAATAAATTTTGTGTAATTTCATGTTAAATTATACAAAATCTTATCCTATCCTAATTTGAATCAAACATTATTATTGAAATATGTTTTTCTATATTTATGTACTACATCGTCTGTAATGCGTTTACTCATAATATCATCCCATGTTAATGTTTCTTGTAACATATTGATAATAAAAAATAGGCAATAGACTCCACATTCCGTATTTTTACGTTGATGTACTATTTTATCATTTAACTCATAGTCAATCTTGATATTTAGTTTTTCTCCTTGTGTTACAATACAATTTACTAATTTTTTAATTTCAGGTGGTTCTTTGTTCGTCGAAGATGTCTTTACGCTGTCGAAAAAATATAATTTTTTCTTGCGAAGATTCAAAAATAACGCTACCCAATGAGATCCACTTTTTGTATGTTCGTCCAAGTTGAATATAATCCCAATTTTAAATTTATTGTTCCTTATATTTTTATCTACGTTGAAATCATAAAGTTCTGGCCATACGCGTTTTCCTTCATCATAAGAGTCTGTTTTATAAAAATCAATGGGTGAAGGTCCAATAAATTCGAAGCACTTATAACGTTTTTCGAACTGCTTCATCACTTTTTGTATATCACTAGATGATAACCAAGTGTGATCGTTTTTATTCCAACTTTCGGGATGTTCTGGTGCGAATGATTCTACTAATTGTTTTCCTAATTGACTGGGCATAAATTCTCGACGTAACCAGCACGACTCTGTATTACACACATTGTGGTATTTATCTCTCAATGTATCCCAAATAATTTTAGGGTCTTCAGATTTTATAGGGTCGTCCCTGTGACGTTTATTATATGTTTCCTTCAACTTTTCAAGGTCGTCTTTGTCGTAACAAGTGAAATCAAAATCTTTATCACTTAAAGGACTACATGACAATTTTTTAAAAGTTTCTTTTGGCATAATTATTAGGCAGAAAATATTTTTATACCCATTATTTGATTTGGTACATTTATTCTACCTATTTGACTTGGTACATTTATTTACCTTTGAAAATATTGCGCTGTGAACGTGTAGAATTATTGAACACATCATTATCATTAAACTCCTTAACATCAGTTTTTATTTCTGGTACGTGAAATAAAAGACCATGTTGTAGTGGTGCTGGTAAATCAGACATAGGGTAAGAATACATATTACTTGTTGTTGACGGAATGTACTCGCGTTGGTCACACTTTTGTAAAGCAAATGTGGTATTGTGTAATTTTGTTTCTAAATCGACATTGTTTGCGAAACCGCTCCAAGGCGCCTTACTATTTCCTGGATAGAATTGTTTGTCTCCGTTGTAAATGGGATAATTTGCCTGTGTTTCATTCATTTCGCGGCGAATATTGACAACAGGCATTTTCACATATTTAGTGGGTGTGGCACGGATGTCATAAACAGGTTCAAGAGGTTTTTCGGTCAAATTTCGTGCAAAAATACGATTATTTATCTCTGTATTTCGATCATCGTTGCGTATACACACACCATTTTTCATACTATAAATTTTATTCATATACTAATTCTAAAGAAAATAAATTACTATATGGCTCGCGTATAATTTACATTGGTAGTGAAAAAACACACATACTATAAAGAATGCGGGATTGGAAATATAACACAAATGAATGAAGAATGCTCATATATAAAGGTGCGTTATCCTTCGATTTGTTTGAGAAAAGCCTAAATGCGACTAACCCGATTGACCCAGCGAAAACAGCAAAGAAGAATATCATCAAATAGTAAAAATAATTGCAATATTGGGCATCAAATGGACTAAAAAAATCGGAAATTTCGTCCATCTCGTATATATATATACGTTAATAATATATATTTTCAAAAAGTGAATAAAGAATATGTGAGGTTAAATACTATGTGCGGAATATTTGCCTTAATGTCGTCAATTGATGAAATGACTATTCGAAAGGAGTTTATGAAAGGGAGACCCCGTGGTCCGGAATGTTCAACTATTGAAAAGTTAGATATTGTCACGTCAAATAACCCATTTTATTTTGGATTTCATCGACTGGCAATTAATGGATTAAATACAACGTCTAATCAACCATTAGTTTTCGATAATATTAAATTGATTTGCAATGGTGAAATTTACAATTATAAGCAACTATACAAACAAATGGGAATTACACCTGTTACCCAATCCGATTGCGAGGTAATTATTCATTTATATATAAAATACGGAATCGAACAAACGCTTCGCATGTTGGATGGCGTATTCGCATTTGTTCTATTTGATAATAGTGATATAATGCATCCAAAACTATGTGTAGCGCGAGATCCATATGGTGTTCGTCCATTGTATCAGACCAATACACATAATAGCAATACACATTTCCATCCAATATTAGGGTTTGCCTCTGAGATGAAAATGTTACATAATATCTCCTGTACATCTGGTGATAATGTAGATATAATTCATTTTAAACCTGGATCCTATTCGGTTTATACCATGGTTGATGAATTTTGGAAACCAGTTGTAGCGCATGTACCATATACTATGATTTCTAGTACCGATTTATCTGATTTGAATGACAATTCAGTAGATGAAATAGAATGTAATATAACGCGGTTGTTAAAATCTGCTGTAAAAAAACGTGTTGAAACAACAGAACGTCCGATTGCATGCTTATTATCCGGAGGTTTAGATAGTTCGCTAATTTGTGCATTGGTACAACGTGAAGTCACACAACAAACAGGTAAGAAAATCGAAACGTATAGTATTGGATTACCTGGATCAGATGACTTGAAATACGCGCGGATTGTAGCAAATCATTTGGGAACAAAGCATTGTGAAGTTGTTGTAAGTGAACAGGAAATGCTTGATGCTATACCCGATGTTATTTATAAGATCGAAAGTTATGATACGACAACTATTCGTGCGAGTGTGGGTAATTATTTAGTAGCAAATTACATTTCAAAGAATAGTCTAGCAAAGGTAATATTTAATGGTGATGGCGCAGATGAACTCACGGGTGGTTACTTATATTTCCATCAATGTCCAGATTCCATTGAATTCGATAAAGAATGCAAACGTCTTTTGACTGATTTACATTGTTATGATGTGTTGCGTTCTGATAAATCGATTTCTTCAAATGGACTTGAGGCACGCACACCCTTCCTTGATCGAAGCTTCGTACAATACTACATGTCTATTCATCCGGATATTCGAAACCACGTGCTTACTAATAAATGTGAAAAACATTTATTACGTAGTGCGTTTTCAAGAATGTTGTTTGATGGGAAACCTTTATTACCTGATGAAGTGTTATGGCGTACAAAGGAGGCATTTAGTGATGGTGTAAGTAAGCAAACGCGTTCATGGTATGAGATTATTCAGGAACATGTAGAAACGATTGATGATGATATGACATATACCATGTATGTTGATCATAATATACCAGTAACAAAGGAACAAATGTACTATCGACATTTATTTGAAAAAAACTATGAAGGACGTTCCCATATTATTAAATACTTCTGGATGCCAAAGTATGTCGACGCTCTGGATTCTAGTGCGAGAACATTGACAATTTACGATTCTATACACCTTTGAAGTAATATCCCAAGACTGGGGTTTTAATTTTGTATGTATAATATAATGAAATCATTGGAAAGAGTTTTTTATATTATACTTTATTCTACTTATTTTATTTATATAACAGGTTTTATTGGTCTCGCATCGTTTGCACCGGAATATTTAGAAACGCTTCAAGCAACATTTAATTTATATATATCATGTATCTTAATTTGGCGTTTCCACCCATGGCGCCATCATAAATTCACACCTTTTGATCAGAAAATAATATTTAGCGCTGCTCTATTTATTTTATCCTCTACATCATTAACAAAACTGACATCATTGTTTACATTTCATGAAAAAATTCTTGAAGACCAATTTGAATTGTTTTCCCAACAATAATATCGATTTCGTGTGTTTTATCAGACTTTTCGTAGAATTTGACTCCTGAGAATGCGTTTGTCATATTTTTAAGTAAATGTTTTTTGTTCAATGTCCCTAATATTTTGGAATCGATTAATCGATCAACCATCGTTGTATAATGCAATGACGATACGTAGGGATCAATATGTAAATAATAAACATTATTATTTTCCATGCCATCATAATAGACATCATCGATCATACATATTTTCGCTTCTTTGGGAATACGTGTAGTACGTAACAGATCCTTGTACGTTTTATTATGGGATGTGCGTTTTGGTTCAATCACTTTACCATTCACCATAAATGCGCGAATAATTTTTGTGAATATTTCAGTATTCAATTTGTATTCAAAATAATTTTTTATAAGTTGAACCCATTCCTTTGGTCCTTGATTATTCGTATAAATCATAATTTCCAATTTAGTGGTTCGTCTAACTTCAATTAAATATTTCAAAATAGAAAATATTTTTGGACGGAGAATCTCTGGATATAAATCTATTAATTTACAGAAAATCTCAAATGTTATTTGGTGTTGTATATAATTTTGGAGAGTATAATAAAATATTCCCATGTTTTGGAAATAACCAAGAGTCTCATCCATATCGAATACAACCACATGTTTTTTCATGGTACTTATATTAGCTATATATTATTCTTCGAGCAAAAAATAATACGCTTGTTAAAAAAAATAAATGTTGTATATATGTATGGAGGAAACATTGACACACGACGACTATTTAAAAGTGCTCGATTATTATGATATTCCCATGCCGAAAACGAGAATGCGAGTGAAAAAAGCAGCGGAACAAATTTTAGCAGAGAAACTTTGTAGGTGTATTAAACGTGTTAAAAGAAAACAGAAATCAGATAATACACGTGGATCTATTGGAATTTGCCGAACATCTGTTATATATCGAAAAAATTTAGATATATTTCGTTTTAAATGTAATAAAAATCCTTCATTAAAAAATTTTAAAGGGAAATCGTATAAAATCAAAAAACGTGCGGCTTTTCAAAAAACACGTAAAAATAAAAGAAACAAATAGGTGCAAATAATAATCCAATATATATATATGAGCTCCCAACAACATAGTTCACGCAAAAGGCATAAAAAAAAAACGTCTAATAGAACTATGAAAAACGATAAATCATCCAGTGAAGGAGAACAACGTTTAAATGAAGGTTTTTCGACATTACTTAGTGAGTTAGAAACTATTTTGATGGGTCAAGGAGAACCATTTAAGGCTCGTGCATACAAAAAGGCGGAAGAAACAATATTAGGCATTACTGATGACATTACAAGCTATAAACAATTGGAGGGAATGCCTGGTATTGGTGACGCGATAATAAAAAAATTACAAGAGTATGAAGAAACAGGTGATTTGGCTTATTTGAAACGAGAACGTAAAAATCCAATCAATGTTTTAACACAAGTCCATGGTATAGGTATTAAAAATGCTAAAGAATTAATTGAAAAGGGAATAACTACTATTGAACAACTTAAACAACAAGGTGAGTTATTGAATAATGTACAGAAAAAAGGGTTGAAATATTATGATGATTTAACACATCGTATTCCTCGTGATGAAATTGTAGAATATAACAAGCGCATAGACGATGTTTTTCGAGATACATTTGGTGAATCACAAACTGATGTATCTTTTGAAATCGTAGGTAGTTATCGACGAGGTGTTTCAAGTTCTGGTGATATAGATATAATCATTACGTCTAAAGAAAACAATAAAAAGGTATTTGCTACATTTTTAGATGCTTTAAATAAAGCAAATGTTGTGATTGAAGAATTGAGTAGAGGAAAGGTAAAAAGTCTAACCATTGGTCAATTAGAAGGAAAATTATCACGCCGTCTAGATTTTTTATATGCGCCTCCAACCGAGTACGCGTTTGCTATTATATATTTTACTGGTTCCAAGGCATTCAATACTATTATGCGTCAACATGCATTGAAAAAGGGATTAACATTGAATGAGCATGGATTATATACAATGGTGGATAAGAAAAAGGGGGCTCGTATTGAAGACTCGTTTGAAAGTGAAGAGGATGTTTTCCGATATTTAGGTTTGGTATTTAAGACACCCGAGCAACGTAAAGACGGGTCCGCTGTCATTGCGAGTACAAGTGTTACCAAATCACCCAGTGTTCAAAAAGTATCAGATGTCAAAAAATCGAGTCCTAAGTCGAAAAGTGCAAAAAAATCGAGTCCTAAGTCGAAAAGTGTAAAAAAATCGAGTTCCATTTCGAAGTCAAAGAGTTCCAAATCAAAGAGTTCCAAATCAAAGAGTGCCAAAAAATCGAGTCCAAAAACAATTAAAAAGGCATCTCCAGTAAGCAATGGGAAACCAAAAAAAATGACTATAAAACGAAAGGTTGTACCCAAGCGTGATGTTAAATTACATATACAGCAATTTTTGAAAAAGAGTATTGATTACCTAGATAAACTTGATGAATCAATGATAGTAAAAATGATAGAATACGCAAACGAACAATATTATAACGAGAAGCCATTAATGACAGACAATCAATATGATATAATAAAGGAGTTTTTTGATAAAAAGTATCCTAAAAACGAATTGTTAGAAAAAATAGGTGCTCCCATTGTGAAGAATGTAAAAAATAAGGTAACCCTTCCTTATTTCATGGGTTCTATGGATAAGATTAAACCTACAACAAATGCTATTACAAAATTTATTGAAAAATATCCAAATGATTATGTATTATCTGTGAAGTTGGATGGTGTTAGTGGATTATATTCTACCGAAAATGGAGAGTCGAAATTATACACACGTGGTGATGGACGCGTAGGTCAAGATATTAGTTATTTGATCCCTTATTTACGTCTTCCGAAAAAAGAAAACATTACTATTCGTGGTGAGTTTATTATTTCTAAAGAATTATTTGCTAAACATTATTCAACAACATTCAAAAACGCACGTAATTTTGTAGCTGGATTAATGAATTCTAAATCGGTCGATCCAGAGGTGATGAAAAACATCGATTTTGTAGCTTACGAAGTTGTTGAACCAGTTTTGAAACCACTTGACCAGTTTCATTTACTTGAATCATTGGACGTAAACGTAGTACATCATGAACACACAGACAACATATCAAATGAAATGCTTTCTAAACATCTTGTAGATTGGCGCGGATCGTATGGTTATATCATGGATGGAGTCATTGTTTGTCATAACAAACTTTACCCGCGCCAAGAAAAGAATCCCGAATTCGCATTTGCATTTAAGATGGTATTGTCGGACCAAGTAGCAGAGGTAAAGATTGTAGATGTCTTATGGGCACCAAGCAAGGATGGATATTTGAAACCACGCATACGCATTGAACCAGTAGAGTTGGGTGGCGTGACAATAGAATATGCTACGGCATTTAACGCTTCTTACGTGTTAGAAAAGAAACTTAATTTGGGAGCAATGGTAAAACTAATCAGAAGTGGAGACGTCATTCCTTATATTCAAGAAGTGATTGAACCAGCTGAAGAAGCGAAAATGCCCGACATCCCTTATCATTGGAATAGTACACATGTAGATATTATCATGGACAATAAGGACGATAGTGACGAAGTTCTAGAAAAAGTTATGACCAGTTTTTTTCAAACAATCAAGGTAAAACAACTTAGTCAAGGAACGATTAGGAAACTCATTAAAGGAGGATATCGTACAACGTGTCAAATAATAGAAATGACCAAATCGGATTTTATGAAAATCGATGGTATTCAAGAAAAAACTGCTACAAACCTATCAATAGGCATTCACGAACAACTAGCAAAGGCTGAATTGTCCGTGTTGATGACCGCTTCAAATAAATTCGAGCATGGTTTTGGTACGAGAAAATTCGAAACTATTTTACAAGCATATCCTGATATTTTGGTTTCACAAGATACAAAGGAGGCTAAAATAGATAAACTATCACATGTTAAGTCACTTGCAATAAAGACGGCTACTAATTTTGTGGAACGTATAGATGAGTTCAAGGCATTTTTAGAAAATTGTAAACTAACATACAAATTGGACACAACACCTTCATTAGAAAAAGACTATGAAATTAACCATATATTGTTTCAAAAACATATAGTTATGACTGGATTTCGTGACGATGAACTGACTACACTATTGAAGGATAGTTATCAAGTAAAGAATTCGTCATCGGTATCTAAAACAACCTTTGTATTACTTGTTAAATCGCATGATGACGATTCGAGTAAGATTAAAAAGGCAAAAGAGTTGAAAATTCCTGTCATGACCAAAGATGAGTTTGTTAGCGCATTTCTAAAATAACTTACATTTACGAATAACAAAATGGATATACGCGTGTCTATTATTTGATTGATAGAGAAATGTATATGTATTTGGCGAAAATTTGTTCATATTAATTAGAATTTCCGTATAGTTACTCATAAATAGGGAATGTATCTTCTTTTTGGGAAAAATCTTTTTTTTGGGTTTCTTTTTTTTGGGTTTTTCTTTTACTTCTTCAGTGAATAATGGATTTTTTGATAAAATTTCATTCAAATAACATGTATACTGACTCATAGTATATATATTATGTTTGCACTTTTTTACATTTGAAATATAGTTTTTTGAATCTTTCATATTGCTTAACAATTATCGAGTCGTTGAAATCATACTACCACATATGCTGCTGATGTTTTTGCCTTTTTCTTTGCTATACTCCAATCCGTCTCTGCCACTGGAAATCGTCGTCGCTAATTATTTTTTCAAATAGTTCATAGCACTTAATAATACCTTTTCTTGTTGTGTTAGCTTGCGAAACATGTGCGCCTCATCCAAACTCACCTGCATATATTTATTTATTCTATTTTTACATACAACACTTGTTCCTTTTTCACAAATGTTAATATCACATACTAACGCGCCACGCGTGAGAGCAATATGTTCAGGGTTTTTTAACGATATCCATCTTATATAAACACCCGGTACAAATTGTTTCATTTCATCGATATAGACATAATCGTTTAATTTATTCATCATGATTTCCATATCATCATCATCAAGTTCTAATTCGCTCAATACATGACGTTTTATATTTTCTAATTCGTCGCTTGTATATTGAAGAATGAAATTATTGTTATCGTTTTCTAATGCGTTTAGTAAAACATCTACATCACTCATATTACTACTTATATTAGAATCATATGTTAAAATTATTTTATATGTAAATCTTTTATCACTATAATGTATATAATGTCGAAATCGAAAATATTTAGTTATACTGGTTCAGAACAAACCTACATTATACCAGATGAGATATATACGATACATGTTGAATTAAATGGTTCATCTGGTGGTAAGGGTAGCTTTGGTGGAGGAGGTGGTATGGGTGGAAATGTAAACGCGAACTTAAATGTTACACCGGGTAGCGTATTATACTTGTATATCGGAGGCACAGGAACGGATGGTGTCTCGCAATCCAATACACAAGCAAATGCCAATATTCCGGGTGGTTATAATGGTGGAGGAAATAGTGGAGGTTTTGGAGATCAAGGAGGTAGTGGTGCGGGTGCAACTGATATTAGAATTAATGGAAATGGATTGACCCATCGCATTTTAGTTGCTGGTGGTGGTGGTGGTGGCGGAAGTGATCCCCAAGGAGGAGGTGGTGGCAATGGTAATGGACAACCGGGTGCGGATGATGCTAAAACTGGAAATCAAAAGGGTGGTAAAGGCGGTACACAAAGTGGCGGAGGTTTAGGTGGTTCAAATATATCCAACGACGAAGTATCATGGGGAAAAAAAGGTGTTTTGGGGATAGGTGGTATAGGTGGAATCACTGGATTAGCCGGATTTGATAGTGGGGGCGGAGGTGGAGGAGGATATTATGGAGGGGGTGGTGGTGCGGCATCCACTGATATATCACCAGGTGACGCAGCTGGTGGAGGAGGAGGGTCATCATATGCTTATGAATTAGCTAATGACGTAGAATTTAAACAGGGTATACATAATGGGTTAGGAAATATCACCATATCGTATGTTGTACCGAGCGTCATTTGTTTCGTAGCGAATACAATGATACGCACTGATCAAGGTGATGTACCAATTCAACTTATCAAATCAAAAAAGCATACTATACATGGATCACCTGTTGTAGGAATTACAAAAACTATTCATAATGAAAAGGAATTGGTATTATTTGAGAAAAATGCGTTGGGAGATAATGTTCCAAATCGCGATACAATCATGAGTAGAAAACACAAGATTAATGTAAGAGGAAAATACGTAAAGGCTGAATATATGATTAATGAATCGACAATTCGGCTAGTACCTTACGATGAAACACTCATGTATAATATTGTAATGCATACTTATAGTGTTGTTCGCGCGAATAATATTAAGGCTGAAACACTTCACCCGAGAAATAATGTTGCTATATTATTTAAAAATCACATATGGAAAAATAAACCAACTAAAATTACAAAAATATTATGAGTTTTAAGATGTAATGTATTTTTTATATTACACGAAGTTAAAAATCACTGAATCATTTATATAAAATAATCACTTTATATAAATGGAGGTTTCAAGACAAAATATGAATTCATTATTTGCCAGCAAAAATCTTGTTAATGATAGTTTTTATATTACATACGCATTTTTAATGACTACCGCTACTATTACTTTTATTGAAGCTATTCGCACTAAAGATATGAAAATTCGCAATATTCTTAATTTAGAAACATGTATATCTGTTGTTGCTGCTTTCTTTTATGGTAAATTCATTACTTCCATTGAAAATGACGAAGAAATCGATTATAAAGCTATTAATAGAACACGTTATACAGATTGGGCAATTACTACACCTATTATGTTGCTCGTACTTGTATTGGCACTTTTATATAATAGTAAAAATGGGGCAATGTCGTTTTCTTCTTATTTAAAAATTCTTGTCATGAATTATGGTATGCTCGGTGCTGGATATCTCGGTGAAATTGGTACATTATCGTTGGGTTTAGGTAATTTAATAGGTTTTGGTTTTTTTGCTGGCCTATTCGGATATATTTATAAAACATATGTTCAAGGTAAATATAACTTTGACAATATCATATTATATAGTGCTTTCTTTGTTTTATGGGCATTATATGGAATAGTGTATTTTTTAGATGAAGTAACTAAAAACATTTCCTTTAATATTCTTGATTTGTTTTCCAAATGTTTCGTTGGTATATTCTTTTGGGCTTACTACGCTAAAGTATTCAAGATTTAATTATATACGTAAATATTTATTATTAACCTCAAAAAGTGCTAATAAAAATCGATTATAAATTCACCCAATTAATGTCACTATATTATTATAGACCTTCAGACATTTAGAATTAATTATATTATATTGTATTATATTATGAGTTCAAAAACATATCGATCCATTATTGTATCGCATCAGGCAAGATTGCGTTGTTTTTTACACGACTATCTTATAAATAATAATGATCAAGGCAATTCGCGTTCAAATTCGTCAGATTCATATGACTCAGGTGTTACTGATGTCGAATCGGTTTCGTCCAGTGGTAGTGAAAGTAAAGGTGGTGGAGGAGGACTACACCGATTTCAGAATGGTTGCGTTATTAAATTAATCATTAATTCGACCAGCTTATCACTAGAATTAGTGTATAATGGATCAATTGATGAAGAAAAACCAACATATACGTATTATGTCAAACCAGGTACAATTGACGAAAAGGCGAAACAGGGTAAATACCAGATTGAAGAGTTATATCCTATCTTTATCAAAGTAAATTTCGAACACATAAACCCAAGTAATACATTCGAGTTTTATTTGATACGTCATGGACAAGCTGAACATAATGTACTCAAGGGAATGAATAAGGCATTCAGTAATAAAAACACTAAATTAACAGAGGACGGGCGTGCACAGGCACTTTCATCAGGTAAGCATCTAAAAGATATAGTAAGAGGTAAAACAATTAATTATCTATTTGCGTCCGATTTAAATCGCACAAGTGAAACAATGGGACATTTTTTGAAGGGTTTTAATAACCAATTGATGGGCAAGTCGATTGTAATTCTTCCTTGTTCGCACGAATTAACGTATACTAAAAACTCTCATTGTGATGGTCATCAAGGTATAACACCAAATGAAAATATATCCACATGTGAACCAGGAAAGACTGGAAAAACATTATTAACTAGACAAACAATAGATTCATGTGATACAATAGGTGATCTTAGATTGGACTGGAGTTTTTATAGTAAGTTTTATGGTTCTGGAACGCGAAGAAAACGCGGAAGTGAAGTGAGTAAACAATGTCGCGATACAGACATGTTTAAAGAGGCTATCGAATATATTATTAGTAAAGAGGGTCGCGAAAATAAACGTACGAAATTAAGTTCATTGTTACATGA